ACTCGCTCAGGGCCTGGCATGAAAGCACGACCTTTTTTTGCGGGCAAGCCAGGCATCACTGTTGACTCCTACTATTAATACATTACCTAATGTTTTAGCAGACTTGAGATATTCTATATGCCCGCTATGTAATGGATCAAATCCGCCGGTGCATAATACAACTCTATTGATCACTTTACGAATCTTTCCTTGGGTGGTCTTGTTATACCAACAGGTTTAAGAAGTTGGGTCTCTCTAGACACTGCTTCTGCTTGTTTAAGTTTAGATACTTTAGCATCGACATTTTTATTAAAAATACCATTAACCATTGGCTCACCAGCTTCTTCTGGGATTATTGTCTGTTGTGGGATCCAATCAATGTAATAATTTTCTTTATCTAGCCAAGGCATTATGACTTCTTCTTGTTTTAGGAACCCATTTTTATTAATACTTTGCACCACGCTAGGATGTAGTAAATTCTTATCAGCTAGATCAAACCAGGAGGTAGTTTTAGGATCCATTGGTTCTATATTACTTTTATACACTGCCATTTGAATCCACGGATCATTAAATTGTTTTAATAGATAGGCGTCACGGCAATCAAATCCATTGACGGCCAGCATGTACATTAAACTAGTAGAGGTGTGGTTATAATAGCAATTATTATAAGTTCTACTGTAGTATCTATTATTTTCTACACCGTTGCTTTGTGGAACATGCAACACCAACATACCATTAACATTCATCTGCTCATTCCAAAAACTTAAAGTTTCTAGTGGATTATGACTATATTGTAGACTATCATGGCTCCACATTAGATCAACATTAACAGGAATAATGCGCCGATCAGTAAAATCTCTATTGATCTTGTTGATGTTTATAAGATCAGGAACTTGGCTTAATTTATTTGCATCTCGATCAACAGCAAAACAATTATAATTATAAGGTTCTGGGGGATCATCTTTGCTTTCTAGCATGGCCCACCATGTGATATCTCCGCCAGTTCCGCAGCCCATGTCGCAGATAGTGTGCAGGCTTTCTAGGAACGTATCATAGCCGCTGATAAGATCTAATGTTTTTTGATTATGACTAGCCAATTGATGCATCCTCCATGCCTGCTGTTCTTAAGCGTGTCACGTGCCCAAGCATGAAGTTCTTGCTTTCTAAACCTTTCATGATCCCCAACCACTTGTTACGTAGTAAGGCTACTTCATTGATGATCGTTTCAAAGTCAATGACTTCATCTTCACCGTCGACATATTTTTCTACATCACGCGACGTTAATGCTCGTTGATAGTTTTCTAGATACTTTTGGAAATGTGTCCTACGTATCTTTCGTAATTTAATATTAAGATAATTGAGCACCGCTTCAACCTCTTGTAGTTGATTAAAGCGACGCTCAGTTATACCGGGCAGGCCAGCGAGATTTTTCTCTATGTTACCATAGACAGCAACTTCTCGTCGTGCTTCTTCTAATTCCTGTTCATAGTGTTGGATGAAATCAGGAATTGAATTAAGATTAGCTACTACTCTACTATACCACATTAATAATCATCACCGTCATCTTCTTCGTCAGCGATTGCTTGATCTTCTTCATCGCCGAGATACTCTTTAACAGCACGACCTAGATAAGCATCTGTGCCGCCAAAGGTCTTAAGTTCACTTTCAGTGATGTTGTGATCAGCTGCGACACTGACAACATGATCTGCAGCTGCTTGGCGATCTTTGGGATTGATATACTCTTTACAAGTAAGCCAGACTTCACTGGCGATATCTAATTCAACGCTCATTCTGCTGTCTCCTCTTCTGTTTCTTCAACTACTTTCGATTCAGTACTTAGCAAGTTAACATTAGATGACAATTCTTTCATTACTTTGTCCAAGCAACCATCCTCATTACGTTCCCAGGCTTTACGGAATTGTTTAATAGTTGTTTTATCAGCAAAAGTATAAACCAAACTATTGCCTTCTTTAGCCAATAAGCTCTTAGCTTCTAACATATCTGTTAAGCCGCTGTATGGACTCATGCCTGTTTCATAAGGAATCTCAACTTGTACTGACTCAAACGGTTTAGCATAACGTGTTTTCATAATCTTACAAGCTGCACGGATACCGTTAACAGTTGTGGTCTTATTACCATCAGCGTCTGTTTTAAGTTTAAGTTTACGCATAGCAACAACAATTGAACTTGCGTAGATAAAGCCTTGACCACCTGAAATCTTATCATCTGGATCAAACATATCTTGGCTAGCGTATGTATGGTTAGTACAAACTAATCCAAGATTCAATGTACCAAACATGTTTACACAGTTACGGACCAATGCTGTAAGTGCTTTAGGCTTACGACCCATGTCACCTTTCATTTCGCCTGCTTCAAACTGATTAACGTCTGTTGGAGTTAACATCATACCCAATGAATCTAATACGAACAGGACCTTTGGACGATCTTCTTCTGGTAAGGTACGATACTCTTTAACAAAGTCACTGATAACTTTAGCCACGTCATCGATCATAGCCATGTTAAGTTTAAGCAGTTTGTCTTCGCTAGTATCTACACCAAGTGCGTGTAACCACGCTTCATCAAGTGCATTTTCTGTATCAATCAAGATAACATAGATGCCTTGTTCCTGTGCGTGACGCACAATATTACCACTACAGATAAATGATTTACCTGCACCCGACTCACCTGCAAACACAGTTACTTTACCCATTGGAATTCCTCTTTCAAAGTTACCAGATAGTAAGTAGTTTAATGTGTAGTTGCCTGTTGAAATCCAGTCTGTGGGATCATTAAATCCAATACCAAGCCCTTCGATTGACTTAGTAATCGACTTTCTAAACTTTGATATATCAAATGGTTTTGCCATGTTTATTGCCCTCTATTAAATTATATAATTCTGTAAATACTACCCTGCTGTTGATGTTACGTCTTTTATCTATCTTTACTATCTCTGCTAAACAGTATTCAATATTCTTTTCTACGGGTGTTTTTATGTATTGTAACACATTTCTTAGGCCGTTTTCAAGTAAAAATCCTGGTTTTTGACTAATCCAGTCTTGTAATTCTCGCTCTACTGATTGTAGCATAGTATTTGGTAAATGTCTAATGTTTAGGTGATCTGGCGAGGTTAATGCTCCTATAACAAAACTGTTATTATGGAATCCCAAGCCTTTAAAAAATCTAACCGTATCGAATAATGATCTATAGTTTAATAAATGATGTAACATGTTAAATGTTATCTTATGATCAAGTTTCCTGATTTGATTTAAATTATCTAAAAAGTCCGCCCATTTACCACCATATCTCACATATTCAAATTCTGCACCCATTTCATCAACACTTACTGTCCAATGCACATTAGGGAATTCGCATATCTTTTCAAATACTCGTGTGCCGGTTTTGCTTAAATTAGTGTTTATCCTAAGATTAACCTTTGGATTTTTTTGTTGTAGTATCTCTAATAGTTCTAGATTTTCTTTCATTAATAACGGTTCACCGCCTGCCATATATACATGTTTAAGTTGGTGTGCATTATCAAATACTAATTGTTTAAGCTCTGCAACTCTTTCCATTGAAGGGTCTTCAGTTATAATTTTAAGTTCTGTGGCCCATTTACTTGAATATTCTGCTGAGCAATATACACAGGCATGGTTACAGACATTACTCCATCGTATATCTATCGTATGTAGATCAAAGTTATTAGGGTCATCGTATAATACTCTATCAACTGATTTTAATTCTTTTAGATAGAATATGCGATCACTGATCATATCATATCCTTTTTTATTACCTTCAAGATTATAACAAACATGACAACCTATTCCATCGATATGTTTACGCATATTCTTTTTAGTTTCTGTATTGTCTTTTAATATGTCGTGTATTGAATTATCTTTAAGATTTCCGATCGGGCGTTGACTACGAATACAATTAAGTACGTCCCCATTTGAGGTGTACATAAAGCCAGACCACGGAATAGGACAAAACTTTTTGTTAGTCAGATATTCCTTACTGTCCATTGATATACTCTATAGTTTCCTGTGCATACTCATTAACATCTTGATATTCTGGAGGTTGTTGACTAGGTTGAGTAGCTATTGATCCAGGTTTAACTAATATTAATTTTGGCAGGGGTGATCGTTCTTGGCATTGCGTATGTGCCAACTCTAATGCTTTTTTTTGTATTATATATTGATCCCATTCTTCATTAGGGGCTATACTGCTGGCGGTCATCTGTGTGCTGATGTTGATAATAGTTTTATTTTGTCCTCTCCAACGATTCCATACTTCCCAAAATAATTCAGTCTGAGCAAACCCAACTTGAGCGTTGTTGATAAACACATCACAAGATTCTATCATGCTTGCTAATTTAGGTATGCTACGAATATTATATCCGTTACGACGACTTAGTCCAACAACTTCGTGACCTTGTTCTGTGTAAATAGTAGACAATGCTTGCCCTATTCCGGCACTATGTCCTGTGATTGCTATTTTCATTCTATACCTCTTAATCGCTTTTGCTCTTGTATGTATGCCAATGATTCTGGTGAATCTTTATTTTCAACTGCCAATTCTGCTGGCGATTTTAGATAAGCATAGCTATGATCTATATTATGTTGTTTAGCAAAATCTATAATATTTGGTAGGTCATCTACGTTTAACGCACTAACAGTGGTCCATAAATTTAACTGGATCGGCATTGCTTTGTATGCTAGTAAATTCTTATAAAACTTTTCCCATTTTATTGGCCAGCGTACAAAGTCATGCACGGATCCAATTCCATCTAAACTAACTGTCACAGTGACATGAACCCCACGATTAGTTAACGGTATCAACTCTTCTAATACCGTACTACAGTTTGTATTAAGCCTAACTGACTTGATATTTTCAGGTAAGTTGGCCAGTATATCTTTATAATTTTTACTAGCACTAGGTTCACCACCATTGATATCTAAATGCACAATTCTATCCAATGGTAATTCCCAAAATTTATTTGAATTGTCTACTATAGGATATGTTTTACTTTTCAATCCGCCAATTAATGTACTAAGGTCTTCATTGCAGGTCAAGCAAGCACTGTTACATATATTATCTAGTACTCCGCCAACTGACAAATAGTCTTCTTGTTTTTGTAGTTTATCAAATTCAATAGCATTTAGCCTAATACTAGTTTGATTTAATTGTTCTGTTTGTTTACACCTCTCACACCATTTGGGCCAGAGGCCTTTATGCATGGATAATTTTACATTGCGTAACCAAAGACTTTCGTCCATTTCTTCAAGCGTGTTAAACTCTGGTGCATTAACCATGTGACCACAACGGCTAACTGTGCCTTTAGGATTAAAGCGAACAAAATGATCTAGTCTAGGGCAATGCATCGTAATTTTTGATATGCTTGTGGGTCTTGTTGTTTAAGATATGTTAATATATCTTTAAATGTCAGTTCTTGTCCAATTAATTGTAATAATAAGTTATCTAATCGCAAATACATTTCATTATGTATGTTGTTACTTAGTCTGTCTGATACCGCTTGATCAAATTGGATATTCTCGTGAGGTTTCAGAGTTAATGGGGTAAATGTTGATAATGCGTCCATGTTATGCAATCTTAATTTTGTATCTGCATATCGAGATAAATTTATTAACCAACTAAGTTGTGGGGCGTAGTGTCTATTTAGGAATAGATAATTCTCTGCAAAATATAATATAGTATCTACGTCCAATGTTGGATTTTCTTTTTTAACATCGTGTACAAACTTTTGTACACCTGAGATATACCTAAGCAACGGATCTCTTAATATCACATCAATGATTGGAGCTCTTTTAATCTGTTCGTTTATTAAGATTTTATAATTTTGTTGGCGAGCATGTTCTAATAGAGAACTACTGCCGTTTTTAAAAATGGGGTAGATGTACCGTTGTGAAGCTTCTATTTCTATAACTTCACAACGGTTTGGATAGATTATATCATCTAATCTACTCAACATCTAGATTGTATTACTTAGCTAGTCTTTTGACGGTTACGGATCATCGCTAGGATGTCTTCGGCACGTGCTGTTCCACCTGCTGGAGGTGTTGCAACTGGTGCTGTAGGAGCCGCTGGTGCAGCCTCTGCAACTACTGGAGCAACCACAGCCGGTGCAGTTTCAAATTCTTCATCTGCTACTGCTGGCGTTGCTGTTTGTGCTACAGGGGTAGCTGATTCAGCTGAAACGATTGTTACGCCTCTTGGTTTGTAATAATTGCCCCAACGATCTGCGTCATATGCTTGACCATCTACACTTGCTTCAAACATTTCCTTCATGACTTTAAGTTCAACTTCGCTTGGTTTCTTAGGTAAGAAATCTTTCAAGTTGTATAAGCCATGAGTTTCAATGGCAGCAGCTTCTTCTGCTGTAAGTGCAGATTCTTTGCGTGACCATTTACTAGTTG